GGATAAGAGGGGGTGTACTAAGTAAAAACTTACGCCTCCCGATCTACAATAGGCGTAGTTCCAAGCTATTTGTTGGGCTGATATGTTTATCGCGTTAGTTTTAGTTACTTTAAGTTCCACCCAGAAGGGTATCGCTTCCGCACACATGTGAACGTCTGGAACGCCCCCACCGTAACGATTTTCAATCCGTGTGATGTTCCAGTGCGGGGGTATTCTTGATTTTATTCTGTTCCAAAGAAGTGTCTCTGGTTTTTGACTCATTCAGGACCTCATATTCTGCATCTACAAAAGCATGTGGATGTGACTTTCTAATTTCTTCGAGCCTAGTTTCTATTTCTTGACGGTCCATATTTTCAATAGCGTGATAGTGATTTGTCTCTCTCCTATCGGTAGTAAGACCACCTAATGCGGCTCTAGTCTTCTCAGCATTGATTGCTGCAGAGAATTGACCGGCCTCTTCCGCATTCATAGATAAGTCCCTCAATCTTTTGAGTTGACCCATAAGAGTAACGCCATAACGCTTTTCTCTATCTTCTCTTAATTCAGTTATGTATTCAGCTACGTGGGGGAACAAGCTGGCATCCAAAAGTTTGTGCGCTTGTATACGAGCGTTGCCATCTCTGTTGGAATAACCAGCTAACTTAGCGCAACCTGCATTAGAGTTAACGCCATCAACAAAATGTTTAGCAAATTCTTTTTGCCTGTTGGTTAGCTTACGCCCGTGGGCTTCTTCTATTTCTTCAGCTTTGGTATCAACACGTTTTTTCATAGGCCCCTATATACCATCAATCTCAAAAGAGAACATCATTATGTTAAAGATGAGATTCAATAACGGTTAGAATAGTGTAACGAAAGGTATGTTTATGTAACGAACTGTAACGGGTACTGTAACGAGTAGTATTTATTCATATCAGTAACTTAACTACTGTTTTAAACTACTGGTTACACTTTTACACTTTTTTACACCCATATTTTTATTTTAAAATCTTTTTTTTCAAATGAGCTGTATATAGTGACGACTTAAAACCGATCATTGGTCCTGGAGCCTTGAACCGTTGATCTACGTACATTTGTCCATTCAGAGCCTTAGAGAATTTATCGTTCGCTTTTTCCAGTTCAGATCTTCTCCCCGCTTTATTGTCGATGTATATATTTTTTAGATTGCTCATTTGACAATGTCCCATGGTTCATGCTAATTTATTCAGATTAGATTATATCAGTCGTCAACAACTACGGAGATTTATTATGACATCAATAAAAGATCTATTTCAATACAACCATTTCAAAAATGAAAATTGGCAGAACGAAGACGATGAGTATGTGTTTAACGCTGACACTAACATCACCATTCAAATATGTGATGGCGGTTCTTTTTTCGCAGTTAATCAATGGAACGAGGACGAAGGTTCACAGACACATCACAAAATTTTCGACCACCTCGGAAATGCTATGAACTATGTCGTCAATGTTGTTGATAAGGGAGAAAAATTATGTCGTTAGACTTTGAATACGAGCTTCCATCGGGACAGGCTGTTCTGGTTGAGGCAGAAGTTACCGAAGGCATGAAGGGCATGGCTCAGACAACTGAGTTCGCTGGAGAGCCTGAAGAAGATCCAGAGATTGAATTACTTTCGCTTACTGTTGATGGGGTCGACGTTGACCTTTATGGCCTTTGGTTCAGGAAGCCTTTTGCTACAGACATGGTCAATGTTCTAGATGACATGAAAGATCGTGCTTGGGAGAAATACAATGATTAATAGGAGCCAAACAATGAGAAACCATGTCATTTCACTATACGACTTTACAGGGGAAGCTTTGCGTCCATGGGCAGAGGCTGGGTATCAGTGCTTCGCTTACGACATTCAACACAAGCCAAGCCCTATGGGTAAAATGCAACCGTCCGATGTTAACTCCTTTGTCGGTGGTGGGAATATCTTTTACATCCACGCTGATTTATATGACCCTGAGACCTCGCTCAAGATTATCGCCCGTCACAACAACAAGGTTACTTTTCTGTCGGCCTTCCCCCCATGCACTGATCTAGCGGTCAGTGGTGCGGTGTGGTGGAAGAAGAAGGGCGAGGCCAACCCAGACTTTCAGACAGAAGCCGCCAGCCACGTTGAACGCTGTTCCATGGTCGGTGATGCTTTTGACTGCTCTTACTACATAGAGAACCCGATTGGTGCTTTGTCCAGATTGTGGCGTAAGCCCGACCACAAGTTCGACCCTTGCGACTTTGGTGGTTACTTGTCAAAGGATGATGTGCATCCACGTTGGCCTGAGATCATTCCGCCACGGGATGCCTACCGCAAGAAAACCTGCCTGTGGGTTGGCAATCGGTTCAAGATGCCTACTCATAAACAGGTGGATCATGAGACGATGGTCTTTGACCGCAAGGACCCTAAGAAGGGCAATAACTTTTCCCCTGTCGCTGGGAAGACAGGTGGCAAGTCTCAGAGAACCAAGAACATCCGCAGCGCAACTCCGAGAGGCTTTGCCAAGGCGGTGTTCTTGGCTAACGCAATGATGGAGAAAGACGGTGATCAGGACATTCGTTCATGGAACTATTTCAACCCTGCTCGGCAATTTGTGAGCTGGATGGAAGGCATCACTTCGAAAGTGGTGTAATTTTATAAACTCGAAAAGGAGAAAGTTATGTTCATTGGAGCAAGATACGAATTAGAAGACGACAAAGAAAGAGAAAGCACGCTGGGCTTTAAGTGGATAGAGATCAAGGAGCGTGTCTTATTTCGAAAAAGAATAATTGTCGGCTTCCGCATCGATATTGAAAACGACACTCCTGAGTCTTACGACAAGTTAGAGGTTTACGAATATATGCTCTATTGCATTGTAAACGGTGGTGAAACGGCTGAGATACTGGAGGATGACCTGTCGGCTGAAATTACCCATGGCGTTTACAATTACATTGGAATTTACAAACATGAGGAGAATGCTAGATGAAGATATGTCACATATGCCACGGCAATGGATACTTGAGAACCAAGTATCCTTACGATACTAATATTAACAGAAAATCAGTGAACGACAGCTCTGAAATCAAACAATGCTATCGGTGCAAATCGTCAGGAGAAGTAGATGAACTCGAAACTGGACGAAACTGAGAACCAAGTTGATGACAGTAAGTTGTCGGCTTTTGAACCTAAACCAAAGAAAAGGAGAAAGAAGATGGGTGTAGAATTTTATGTAATGATTGCCTTGGGCAGTCTTCTTGTAGGACTGTTTGCAAATTAATGCTGAAGGTCTTGGATTTGTTTTCAGGAATTGGTGGATTCTCGAGAGGCTTCGAGGCCACCAATTTCTTTGAGACAATATCATTTGTAGAAAACGAACCATACTGCCAAGCGGTTTTGAAGCACCATTGGCCCGAAGTCCCGGTACTAGGAGATATAACAGATGTCAGAGGATCCGACCTCCCGACCAGACCCAATGTTATTTGCGGAGGATTCCCTTGTCAGCCATTCAGCCAAGCGGGAAAGCAACAAGCTCAAGACGACGCCCGACATCTCTGGCCGGAAATGTTTAGGCTTATCCGGGAATGCCGGCCCACTTGGGTTGTTGGAGAAAATGTTGCTGGACTCATCCGATTGGGCTTGGACGAAGTACTCGCTGATTTGGAAAGCGAAGGCTACTCCACAAGGACGTTTAATATTCCAGCTTGCTCGGTCGGAGCACCGCACCTCCGGCAGCGGTTATGGATTGTTGCACACTCCGACAGCGACAGCGAACCAGATGGCTCCTTCGATGGCAACGCGAGACAACGGCAGTTGGGGTTCGAGTTTGTGGCTCACACCAAAAGCATCGGACACGGGCAAGGGGGAGAGCAACGAGACATTTACGGTGCGGATGGGGGACAGGTCGGAGAACGTGGCGCAGTCCTTACCAGCGCAAGTGAACAATCCGAAGACGTGGCCGAAGATGTGGCCGACTCCGACAGGGATGGCAGGGGGAGAGGGCGTAGCACCAAGTCATCTGGACGGAAGTCACGGATGGAGCATTGGAGCGGCGGTGAATGCAATCGATCCGAAGAGTGGTGGGAAGTTGAACCCTCAGTGGGTCGCCTGGTTGATGGGCTACCCAACCGAGTACCTCAACTCCGTGCCTTGGGAAACAGTATCATCCCGCAAATCGCGCAAAAAATAGCACAAGCAATAAAGGAAACGTATGATGTACATAAGTGAAAATTTTGATAGACTGATAGATAGAATAAGTTCTGCTAGGGACCAAGCTCGTGATCCTGAGTTCAAGATGATGTGGGATCATAAGCTAAGGGTTTTGCTCAAGGAAACATTGGGAAGTAAAGATTAGAATACTTACCGTACTCTTATTGTTACTGAGTGTTACAGCAGCCAAGGCTGATGATCGGATTTGTTTGGCCGAGGCTATGTACCACGAGGCCCGTGGTCAGGGATCCTTTGGCATGTTAGCTGTAGGCATTGTCATAAAGAACAGGGTCAAGCATCCTAATTACCCCAACACTGCCTGTGGCGTTGTCAGGCAAGGTCGCCACTGGAAAGGTATCCCTATCCGCCATAAATGTCAGTTTAGTTATTGGTGTGATGGACAGCCCGAAGTTTTCTTGGATAAAGAAGAATGGAAGGATCCTGACAGAAAGGCTTGGAAGTCGGCTTTCAGGATAGCATCTACGTTACTATCCACAGAAATTTATATTCCTGGATTAGAGAACGCTACTCATTACCACACGTACAGGGTAAGCCCCAAGTGGTCTAAGTCATTACGGTTTTGTTCTAGGATTGGGGCTCATCTTTTTTACGAATAGCGTCCAAGTCATAACCCATGGCGACCAAGAGGCTTTCAACCTTGTAGATTGAAGGCTCAATGATTTTACACTTCTCGTAGTTTTCAATGGTGCTTGATCCTACACCAGATAAAGAAGAAAGCTCGGTTCGAGTAAGTCCTGACTCTTTTCTTATATCTGATAGTATTTTAGACCAATGTTTTTTTAGGTCGTTCATTTACTACGGTCAATGTTTTGTTACTTCAGACTTATCCCAATCAGATAACAGTTCTACATAAGAAGCACTCTCATCCTCCGCCATAATACTGATGGTCGTTTTTATGAGTTTATTCATCATGTGAAGAACTTTCTCTACTCCCAACTCAGCTACACCTGTTTGAATTGCTACTCTAAAAAGAACAATGGCTTTTGATTCTGCATCCAAAGAAATTTCTTTCGCAGTAGACAATGAGATTTCATCGTAGAAATTATCTAAGCTACTCAAGATCCTTCTCCTCGTCCGTAAGTCAATCTTAGTTCAGCATCTGTTGGAGCATTTTGCGCTACTTCTACTAAGAAAGAGATTTGTTGAGCTGGCGAACGCTGGTTGTCCTGCGCTAGGATTAATAGCTTCTCCCAAGCGGGAATAGGAACAGCAACACTTTTGTATCGTTTAATATCGGGCATATTTTTATCCTTTATTCA